CCCTGGACTACCAGGAGTACCTGGTATCCCTGAACTACCAGGAGTACCTATACCTAATGTTGATGTTAATGCTAAGGCTGAATATATTAACAAACAAATTGAAAAATTAAATAAATTAATTACCAAAATTGAAAAGACTTTAAATGATTTATATAAATTTATAAGAAGTATATCTAAAATTATTAAAATAGTTGTTATTGCATATATAGCTGCAAAAATAATTTCTATGATACCTGCAATTGGAGTTGGTATAGGGGCAATAACTGCTTTTACTATGCATATTCCTATTTCCGAGGCAATAAAAACTGCATGTATAATTATATTGGTTGTATTGGTCGGAATACCATTTGCCATAATATCAATAATGTATATGTTGTTATCTTTATTTTCATTTATAGGTATGATTTTGGGAATGATATCTAATTATATGAAACTACAAGATGATATAAAAAAAGAAAAAATTTCAGATTCATTAAAAACAGCAGACGATTTGGAAAATACTTCAGATGTAAAAGATTATACTGACAAATTAGATATAAATAAATTAAACGATGATGGTAGTATGGTCAATAAACTAAAAAGATTAGATTTGATGAGACAGATATCTAATTTAGATTTTCAAAATTTAGTAGAATGTACATTACCGGGTGGGGAAGTTAGAAAAATGACACCTAAAAATTGTTTGGCTGTGGGTGGTACATTTGGTAATAGAGATGACCTTGAAACTCAACTAAATAATTTAGGTGGTACTCTATCCAACGATGATTTATTAAGTGGTAATTTATTAAATTTGGGTAATTGTACACTATCAGATGGTTCGGTGGAACAAATGACACTAGAAGATTGTTTGGCCGCTGGTGGTATATTTGGTGACATTAGTAGTGAATTAATTATTACAAGTCTTAAATATCCAGGTAGAGACGCGACAGTAGAAAAGGCAACAAAAATAAAAGGTAAAAGAATAGGATTTTATCAATCATAGTAGGAGATAAAAGTTATGAAAATGAGTCAGTTTAAAAATATAATAAGAGAAGTAGTAAGAGAAGAAATCCGTTTGGGTTTAAAAGAAATTATTGGTGAAGTTAAGAAACAACCAATACAAAAACCTAAACCAAAACAGAAACAAAACTACACAAAGAATCCAGTTTTGAATGAGATATTAAATAATACCGAAGCCGAACAAGATTGGGAAACAATGGGTGGAACTGAATACACATCAGATAGAATGGGTGAGATTGTAGGAAACTCATATAAGAATTTAATGAATGATGATAGTGGAAACGTGAATGGTAGTTTAGCTGCAGAAATGGGAGTTAATCCAAATGATCCATCAGCTGCTTTTTTAAAGAAAGATTATAGAGAATTAATGAACGCGGTGGATAAGAAACAGGGAAAATAATAAATGGCAATAATAGATAAAAATCAATATAATTGGATAGATGATACAACAGAGAGTCAGGACATTGGACTTAGATTACCATTAATATTAGATAATGGACAAGAAGCATCCACCAAAACTACATTAGAAGCAGTAAAACAAAATATATTAAATTTATGTAATACTGAATTGGGTGAAAGAGTAATGCATCCTAATTTGGGTATTGCATTAAAAAGATTTTTATTTGAACCAGTTTCTGCAGACCTTTATTCTAGTATTAAATCTACTATTGAAGACGGTGTAAGTGTTTGGATGCCATTCGTTTTAATTAATAACATACAAGTTCAAATGGACGAAACTGATGTAGGTGATTTTAGAAATACAATGAGAATATTTATAGATTTTAGTTTGAAAAAAGATCCAAATGTCAGCGAGGGCGTCGAGACCAACATTAATGGGGGAATATAATGCCACACGGTAAAGGTGAAATAAAAAATAGTAATGTAAATTATATAGGAAAGGATTTTAATGACCTTAAAACATCATTAATAAAATATGTAAAATCATACTTTCCCAATACTTATAAAGATTTTAATGAGGCGTCTCCTGGTATGATGTTGGTAGAACTATCTGCTTATGTTGGTGATGTACTTAATTTTTATGTGGATCAACAGTATAGAGAAATGTTATTACCTTTAGCTGAGGATAGAAGAAATTTAATTACTTTAGCAAAATCATATGGTTATAAAACAAAAACCACGTCCCCTGCTTATGTTGAGTTAACTGTGAATAATACCGTTGGGTCAAATTCCGATGGTAGTCCAGATTATGTGGGTGATACTACTGGTAACCCAGCAATAACAATTGATAAGGGGATGAAAGTGGTATCTAGTATAGATTCAACTATAATTTTTGAAACATTAGATGTTGTTGATTTTAAGGTAAGCTCTTCTGTGGATGTACCCCCTGAAGTTTCGGGTATAAACAATACTACTGGAATACCCAATGAATATAAATTAACAAGAAAGGTGAGGGCAATATCCGGTGAAACAAAAACAGAAACTTTTGAAGTTGGAGAACCAACTAAATTTTTAAAATTATCGTTGGCAGAAACTAATGTTATAGAAATATTAAAAGTGACCGATTCAAATAATAATATTTGGCATGAAGTTGAAGTATTAGCACAAGATAAAGTTCCGATAGAAAATCATTATACATCAGATGATAATAGAAATAACGCTTATACTAATTTAAGTGACAATACTACCATTTCATTACCAGTACCATATTCATTACAATATATAAAAACCAGTAAAAGATTTATGGTAGAAATTGATGAAAATAATAGAACATCATTAATGTTTGGAAACGGTATATTAAAAAATGGTAATACATTTGATTCTACTTTTTTAGCAGTTGAACAACAGGGTATAAATTTACCCGGTGGTGAAGAAGATTTAGAATCTGAAATTGATCCACTTATGGGAGATGCATACGGGACCCTTGGACAGTCCCCATCTCATATAATTTTAACCGTAACTTATAGAGTGGGGGGTGGTATTGGATCCAACACACCTTCCAATTTTTTAAAGAATATTGATAGTTATACTTTATTACCAAGTGGTGGAACTACAGTAAATATGACTGTAACAAATGAGTCCCCGGCGGCTGGTGGTTCATCTGGTGAAACTTTAGAAGAAATAAGATATAGAGCTATGGGTCATATATCTACACAAAATAGATGTGTGACTAGACAAGATTTTGAGGCTAGAACATTAGCAATGCCGGCAAAATATGGTAATATTGCAAAAGTTTATAGTTCTAGATCGGGTGCCATTATGAACGCTCAACGAAAAAAAGTTCAGAATTTAGTTGATCGTTTAAAACAGATTATAGATAAGAATTACGATTTATTTGATCCAGGAACACAAGCGGGTGAAAAACTGGCATTGTTATCAGATATAAAGAATTTATTAGACGCAGACAAAAGTGGTGGATTAAATCCAGAAGACTTTGCAATTTTATATGAAACATTAGAATTAACATTTCAAAATGTATCTCAGGATGATAGACTTTATACAGTAGATTTATATTTATTGTCATATGATAATAATAAAAATTTAATAAATACACCAAATATAATTAAACAAAATCTTAAACAATATTTAAATCAATATAGAATGATAACTGATCAAATCTCATTTTATGATGGATATATTATAAATTTTGGCGTAGTGTTTGATGTGGTGGCACAGCAATATCAAAATAAAAATGAAGTTAAATTTAGATGCATACAGGCCATAAAAGATTATTTTACAATAGATAAAATGCAATTTAAACAAATATTATATACTAACGACATAAATCAATTATTAATGGATGTAGATGGTGTTAGGGCTGTAAATTATACAACAATAACTCAAGATAAAGATTATAACGCACAGACCGGACCGGGTGGTACTGAAGAGTCGGTTTTTTCACCTGGAATATATACAACTTTAATACAATCAGATGGGACTACATCTACAACAAGTAATAGTGGGTATGGTTATTATTATGATTTTAGTAAATTTTATGGTAAGGGATCAGTAACTGGTGTTGGAATAGTTTTACCAGCGTATGAACCAGCAGTATTTGAATTAAAAAACCCAAATCAAAATATTAAAGGAATAGTTAGATAATATGGAGAATTATAAATGAGCAATATAGGAAATCAACCATTAAAAAATGTTTTTCAGAAATTATTACAACTTTCATCTTCTGGTGAGATTGCAGATGTAACTGGATCAGCTATTGGAATATCAGTTCCAGCGACCGGGGGTATGACAACCACTGGAAATTTAACGGTACAAGGTAATATAAGTGCAAGTGGAAATTTATATGCAACTCAAATTCACGCACAAGAATATATAATATCATCATCTGTTACATCAATGTCATTTGCACAAGCAAGTGGTTCAACAATATTTGGTGATACATCAGATGATACCCATACATTTACTGGTGACATAAGTGCAAGTGGAACAATTATATCAAATGTAATGACCCCAACTACTATTACAAATGTATCAACAACTCACATAACCGCAAGTGGAAACATAAGTGCAAGTAAATATTATTTTGCAGCAGATTCATACCTAGAACCATATGGTGACGGTATGAAATTTACTTCACCAACAGACACAACTCTTATATTCAACCGACCATTTAAAATAGGAGTGGACACTTATTATGATTATATAACTTTTGCTGAACCTCACCATATTGGATTAGTAGGAGCTTCCACAGTATATTTTGCTGGGAATGGTTGGAGTG